TTGTATGTGGTGTATTAATCTTAATCGGCATTGTGTGGTGTTGGATGTGAATTATCAACCAACGATAAAGAAACTACTCAAAGCATTACAAATGAACGGCAGGCGATATGTAGTAGATGTACGGCAATCATGGAGTAAATATGATAAGCCTTGCAAGATATATATTGTCAGTCGAATGTACACGGAAGAGGAATATAAACTTACCTTTCCTCACAAGTACAAAAAGGGTAAGACCTTTAAACCTAAACAACTCTATAAAAAAGAAAGTGAGTACAGTGGCACCAAGCAACACGAGGTGTTACTTTTTTTAGTTAAAGCATATAAAGGTGGTGATTGATATATGGCAGATGCTAACACCTTAACAGAAAAAGAACGAATATTTGCAGATGAGTATATCAAGACTACCAACGCAACACAGAGTGCTATTAAGGCTGGATATGCAGAGAATAGTGCAAGTGTAACTGGAAGTAAGATGCTAAGAAAACCTAAGGTGCGCCAATATATAGATGCAGTCATGAACGAACGCAGCAAAAACACGATTGCTACTGCTGATGAAGTATTGGAATATTTAACTAGGGTTATGTGTGGCGAAGAAAAAGATGCATTTGGTTTAGATGTATCTGTTGCAGATAGAACGAAAGCAGCAGAACTCTTAGGTAAACGGCATATGCTATTTACCGATAAGGTGAAACTAGATGCAGAAATAGAGATTGATATATCCGATAGGATGAAACAAGCAAGGGTGAAATCAGATGAAGTACAACAAGGCACAACTGATTGATGCGTTGGGTTCGTTTACTCATGATCCATTAGGCTTTGTATATTTCGCATTCCCTTGGGGAGAAAAAGGAACACCGCTTGAAAACTTTGATGGTCCTGACGAATGGCAAGTTAAGACTTTCAAGAAAATAGGCGAAGAACTACGTAAGGGGAAGTCATTAGCCAAGGCAATACAAATTGCAGTTGCATCAGGTCATGGTATTGGTAAATCAGCCTTTTCTTCATTGTTGATATTATTTGCTATTGCTACACATGAGAATACGAGGGGAGTTGTAACCGCTAATACTGATACACAGTTAAAGTCTAAGACTTGGGCTGAGTTGAATAAGTGGTACAACCTATTTATAGGCAAAGAATTATTCACCTATACCGCTACCGCATTGTTTAGTGCTGATAAACAGTACGAAAAGACATGGCGGATAGATGCTATTCCGTGGAGTGAAAGTAACCCTGAAGCATTCGCTGGCTTACACAATCAAGGTAACAGAATACTTATCATCTTTGATGAGGCATCCGCTATTTCCGATAAGATTTGGGAAGTAACAGAGGGTGCTTTAACGGATAAGGAAACCGAGATTATATGGTGTGTGTTTGGTAACCCTACACGTAATAGTGGCAGGTTTAGAGAATGTTTCAGAAAACATCGTAATTACTGGACTACATATCAGATTGATAGTAGAACTGTTAAGATTTCAAACAAAGCCAAACTACAAGAATGGGTTGATATTCATGGTGAGGATAGCGACTTTGTAAAGGTTCGTGTTAGAGGTTTATTCCCTAGCGCATCTGATACACAGTTTATTTCCGCATCAATCGTAGATGAGGCACAAAAGAGAGTGTATAAGCCTACCGACTTTAGTAATCTACCAACTATTATTGGTGTAGATCCAGCGTGGACTGGTGGTGATACGTTAGAAATCGTAATGCGACAAGGCTATTCAATGAAGTGCTTGGCCACAATAGAAAAGAATGACGATGATATGCGTATGGCTAACCTAATAGCACAATTTGAGGATGAATACAAAGCAGATGCGGTGTTCATTGACCAAGGCTACGGCACAGGTATTTATAGTATTGGCAAGTCAATGGGTAGACGATGGCGGTTAGTTGCATTTGGCGGTAAAGCACCTAATGATATGTACTTGAATATGCGTGCATATATGTGGGGCGAAATGAAAGAGTGGTTAAAAGAGGGCGGTTCTATTCCACCGAATGACCAAGGGTTATATGACGATTTAACGAGTCCAGAGGCACTAATCGATAAGAATGGGCGAATACAACTCGAAAGCAAGAAAGATATGAAAGAACGAGGGTTACCATCTCCGAATAAGGGCGATGCATTAGCCTTGACCTTTGCATTCAAGGTCAATAAAAAAGTGAATGTAGGGAGTAGGGTTCATGCTAACACTGAGTATGATCCATTTAAAAGATAAGGGGTGATTAAATGTGCATGAAAAATAGGATGCCGAACACACCATTACCAGCACCTGCACCAACAGTACAAACTGATGATGCTACAAAGGTAACCGGTGAAGAGTGGTTTTCTAAAAAGAAAAAGAATAAGAAAGGCTTTGATAGCACAATTCTTTCTACCGCACCAGCTGGCACTAAGAACACATTAGGGGGTTAAAGATGCAAGGTACTATATTATCAACGCTTGCAAGGCAACCAACTAATACTGAACCTAAAAAACGTGATTACACGAAAATTAAGGCGAAGTTTAAGGCAATGTTCGACAATCGTCAAAAGTACATTTCTAGGTGGAAAGATATTCGAGATTATCAACTGCCTTTTCTTGGTGTATTTGACGATGAACAAGACCAATCGAAAGTATACACCGATAAGATTAATAATGGTGTAGCTTGGGAAAGTTGCCAAATATTTGCTAGTGGCGTTATGAGCGGTATGACACCGCCTAGTAGAAAGTGGTTTAAACTCACGTTAGAGAATGCTGAATTAGCTGCTAATAGTAAGGTGGCGGAAGTATTAGATGATAGAGAACAGATACTATACGCAGTATTTGCTAAGTCTAATTTTTATAACACCGTACACCAAACGTATATGGAGTTGCCATTTGGCCAAGCGCCTATGTCAATCATGCCTGATGCAAAAGTAGGTGTGAGGTTCACATCTTATCCTATCGGTACGTATGCGTTAGAATGCGGAAGTAATGGTGATGTAAATACATTTGGTCGTAAGTATCGAATGACTGCAGACCAGTTAGTGGAAGAGTTTGGTTATGATGCTTGCCCTGATAAAGTTAAACGTGCTTATGATGAGGGCAAAGGTAATGCAAGTACATTTATTGTTTGTTGGTTTGTATTGCCAAACAAAGACCGCAACGGAAAACTAGGTAATAAGAATATGCCTTATTCCTCTATCTATTGGTGTGAGGATAGCAACACAGATGAAATCTTGCGACATAGTGGATTTGAAGAGTGGGCGATACCGATTGCAAGGCACACTACACATGATCTAAGCGGTTATGGTAAAGGGTGTGCATGGTTCGCACAGTCAGATGCACAGATGTTACAACTCCTAGAAAAGGACTTAGTAACCGCTATTGAATTAGGCATTAAACCACCTATGAGTGCATCATCTGGTGTTATTGGTAGCGTAAATCTATTTCCGGGCGGTGTAACGGAAGTTGACACCAACGAAAAGGTAGAGCCAATCTTTAACGTAGGCATTGATGTTGCAAATGTACAAGCGAAGATACAATTCGTATCTGAAAGCATAAAACGTGCTTATAGTGCTGACTTATTCTTGATGCTTGATAACCTTGATGCAGGGCAAATGACTGCACGTGAGGTTATGGAGCGTACACAAGAAAAGATGCAGCAATTAGGTCCTGTAGTTGAACGATTACAAAGTGAGTTTCTAAATCCTATCATTGAACGTACTTATGGCATCTTGGATAGAGCTGGAATATTCCCTCCGATTGACGATGAAGTAGCTGAAATGCTAAATGGGTTGGATGTAAAGATTGAATACATCTCACCATTAGCGCAAGCACAGAAAATGTCCTCATTGGTGAATATTGAACAGTACTATGCTTTCATAATGTCATTAGCACAGGGCAATGCTAATATCGTTCAGAAATTCAACTTTGAAGAGGCAGCTGACATCTATGGTGTAAATCTTGGTGTACCAGCTAAGGTTATCGTACCTAGCAAAGAATACAATGCTATGTTACAAGAGCAACAACAAGCACAAGCTGAACAAGAAGAACAAGCACAAGCATTACAAATGGCACAACTAGCACCTCAAATGGCTGGTGCTGCTAAACAAGCAACAGATGCAGCCAATGATGGAAACCCAGTAATGCAACAATTAATGGGTATGGGGGTGTAGATGAGTAAAACAAAACAAGAATATATTCGTGATCGTGATATTGATGCACTTAACCACGTACTAAGTACTGAACTTGGTAGGTGGTTTTTTTGTAGGCTTTTAGACCGAACCGACATATTGAAACAATCGTTTACTGGTAATTCTGAAACATTCTTTAACGAGGGTAAACGAAAAGTAGGTTTAGCATACATGAATATGCTAGGACAAATTGGTGATGGTGTGGAGGGTGTAAAGAAATATCATCAAGCACAACTGGAATATATCGAACAACAAAAATTATTTGAGGCATTAAAAGAGAAAGGTGAATAAACCACATGGCAGAAGAATTAGAACAAGGCACGAATGATAACACAATGAGTGCGGAAAGTGGTACACCACAAGAACAAAACACGAATGATAGCGGTACTTTGCTAGGTGGCAACCCTGAAAGTGCTAACCAAGGCGAACAACAAAGTGTACCTGAACCAATCAAATATGACTTTGCACCAGCCTTTGAGGGTGGTGTAGTTGATGAAAACATCGCTAATGAGTTTTCTAAATTGCTTAATGGTGTAGGCGCAACACAAGAGCAAGCAGTAGAAATGGCGAAGTTTGGTTCTAAATATGGTACAGACCTTGTAACCGCTTATGAGGAACAAAGACAACAAGCCGAAATGAAACAGTATGCAGCATACGCAGAACATACAAAAGAGGTTCTAGGTGCGAAGTTTGACGAAACAGTAGCGCAAGCATCTGTAGGTGTTGAGGCGGTCGAAAAGGAAATTCCAAACATTCGTGAAATCTTATCTCAAAACGGCTTAGGTAATCGTGTTGAGGTAATTCAATTGTTCGCACAAATCGCCAATATGGCTGGCGAAGATAACAATTCTAATAGTGGTAAAGCTGGAAGTACAAACATTTCCGAGGAAGAACGAGCAAAAATGCTTTACCCATCTATGAGTAAGTAATTGATTTAAAGGAGTAATACATGGCTACAATCGGTACTATGAACCCAACACTTTTGGATGTGCAATCTAGATTAGATCCAAACAATGCAATCGCACAAATCATCGAAATGATGAATCAAACAAATGAAATTGTACAGGATATGACAATGGTAGAGGGCAACTTGCCTACAGGTCATAAAACAACTGTACGTACTGGCTTGCCTGAGGCTACATGGAGAATGCTTAACTATGGTGTTAAACCAAGCAAATCTAAAACAAAACAAGTAACCGACACTTGCGGTATGCTAGAGGCTTACGCTGAAATTGATAAATCTTTGGCAGATTTGAACGGCAACTCCGCTGCATTCCGTTTGTCCGAAGATTATGCATTCTTAGAGGCTATGAACCAAGAATGGGCATCCACATTATTCTATGGTGATGAAAATTCCCCTGAAAAATTCGTAGGCTTGGCAGCACGTTACAATGATAAAACTGCTGAAAGCGGTAAAAACATTATTGATGCAGGCGGTACAACTAACCTTACATCTATCTACCTTGTAGTATGGGGGAAAAATACTGTACATGGTATCTATCCTAAAGGTTCTATGGGTGGTATTTCCCATAAAGATTTGGGTGAACAAACATTGACTGACCCAGATGGTGGCCGTTACCAAGGCTATCGTACACACTACAAACTTGATACAGGTTTGACTGTACGTGATTGGAGATATGTTGTACGTATCGCAAACATCGATGTGAATGCATTGACTAAAGATGCTAAGACTGGCGCTGACCTTATCAACCTTATGATTAGAGCGGAAGAACTTATCCCTAACATGGGTATGGGTCGAGCAGTATGGTACATGAACCCTACTGTACGTACATTCTTACGTATGCAAAAGAACGAGGCACACAAATACACTATTTCCGAAGACCAAGAAATGGGTCATACAGTAGTCCGTGCAAATGGCATTCCTGTTCGTAAAACAGATGCGTTATTGTCTACTGAAGCACGTGTACAATAATAGGGGGATAACATATGTATATCGATAAACAAAATACTTTTTTCTACAAACAAGCGTTGACTACAAACACTAACTCCGATGTAGTTATGAATGGTAATGGTGGCGATGCAGAGAAATCTTTGTGGCTTGTAATTCGCATCGACAAAGATGTAACTGGTACACCTTTATTCAACGTGTACACATCTAATACAGATAACATGGCTAATGCGGTATTGTTGCATGGTATCACTTTAACTGCTGGTGCAAAAGCTGGTACTAAAGTTGCAGTACGCTTGACAAGTGGTGCGAAAAAGTATATCCGCATCAATGCAAACAACATGACTGGCGGTACTATCTCCGCATTCTTGACACCTGATGTGCGTTTAGTATAGGAGTAACAAATGGAATATATTGTTAAAGCAAAATGCTATCACAATACCCTTGGCTTGTTGCATGAGGGCGAAACAGTAACATTTACAAAAGATGAAGTGGCTGAATATGATAAAGACTACTTCAAAGATTTGTTTGAAACTGTTGGTGCAGAAGAAGTCGCAGAAGTAGAACCTACAGAAGAAACTGTAGAACCTACACCAAAGAAACGTGGTAAAAAAGCGGAAGAAACTGCTGAATAATTGAACGAGGGGTGCTTATGCATCCCTCTTTTTTTATAGAGAGGTGAGAGTATGACACCTACTGATGTATGTAATCAAGCATTATCATTAATAAATGCTGGTCGAATACGTTCTATTACAGAAGAGAACGAACCTGCTAGACAATGTAGATTGCATTACGATCTAACACGAAAAGTATTGTTAGAACAATATGAATGGAACTTTGCACGAAAGCGTGAACGTGCGGTACTATCTGAACACAAAATAAATGGTTGGGGTTATGTGTATGCGTACCCTGAAAAGTGCGTTCGTATCTTAGCGGTATTGCCACAGGGCGAGCGATACCGAGCAGAACAACAACGAGAATATGATGTGTATTTGACTGACAATAACACAAAGTACATTGTTAGTGATGTACCATTGATGCATATAGATTACGTGTACGATGTAACCGATGTAGACATTATGAACCCTATATTCATTAAAGCGTTGGTATGTAAGATGGCATCTGATTTAGCTATGCCACTAACTGGTAATAGTGGAGTGTTTGACCAATCGTACAAGTTATATCAAGCAGCAATACAAGAGGCAAAATCAATGAGTGCGAAAGAACGCAGATTGAATATGCCTTATGTGTCTAACTATTTAAAAGCAAGGAGTTGGTGATATGCAACCTATGTATATCGGACAAGTCGCATTTACTACAGGTGAAGTATCGCCTGATGTATCTAGTAGATTTGACCTAGAGCAATATAAAAGTGCATTACTACTTGCTGAAAACGCAGTAATTAGACCTTATGGAGCGGTGGCACGTAGGCAAGGTTCACAGTTTATCGGATATGCTAAATACAATGATAAGTCCGTTAGATTGTTTGAGTTTACCACTAACCGCAATCAATCTTTCATGCTAGAGTTTGGACACCTATATATAAGGGTGTGGCGGAATGGTGAATATACCAACTTAGAAATCAATACACCATTTGAAGATGAAATCATCAACGATTTAAATATTATTCAAAGTGGCGATGTAATGTTCATCTGTAGTGGTAAATATCCTATCCATACACTATCTAGGTATAGTGATACAGACTGGAAACTTGATGTATACAAATTATCCGAGCAACCATACGAGGATATAAACACCGACAATTCTCATACATTAGTTGTAAATGGTGATACTGTTACATCTACAAAAGACCTATTCACACAAGACATGGTTGGTAGTGTAGTGCAGATTGCGTACTATATTGAGGCGGTGCATACATCAAAATCTGGTGAAGCGGTAGAAAAGAAATACGGTGTTGGACGGTTTAGTAAACATGAAAAGACTGTTTACAATAATATAGATTACAATGTTGAAAGGTTTAGTACCGATGTAGAACTATCATGGAAATTCACAACTCATGGTACATGGGAGGGTACAGTAAAAATACAGATTTCCAACAACGATGGTCAAACGTGGAAAGACTACAGAACGTATACTTCTAAATCTGACTACAACGTAACTGATAGCGGTAAGATAGAGGCTGGAGCAAGGCTTAAATATATCTCCGATATTCAAAAAGGTTCTGTGAATTGTGATCTATCCATTCTACCATTCATGCAATATGGTGTAGTTGAGATTGTAAGCGTTGAAAATAGTAAGACCGCAAAGGTTAATATCTTGAATGGTATTAAAGAGGGTGAGCCAAGTCATCAATGGAAATTAGGGAGTTGGAATAAAGGTAAAGGTTATCCTAAATTATGTACATTCTATCAAGATAGGTTCATTGTAGCTGCTACTGATAGCAAACCTAATTTCATTTGGTTTAGCCGAACTGGTGATTATCCTAACTTTGGGGTTGAAAAAGTAGGCGGTACAATCACAGATGATAGCGCAATCACCTTGCCAGTAATCAACCGCAAGATGCATGAAATCAGACACCTAGTACCAGCTAATGACTTAATTGTTTTAACTAGCGGTAATGAGTGGATAGTAGATGGTAGTAAGACTATTACACCTACTAACTGTTACCTTAAAACACAAACACAACGTGGTGCGTTGAAATGTGAACCACAGTTTATCGGTAATAGATGTGTATTCGTACAAGAGCGTGGCGGTACTGTTCGAGATATGGGGTATAGCTATGAGAGTGATAACTACACGGGGCAAGACCTTACATTGTTTGTTAAAAATTTGGTTAAAGGTCATACCACCATAACAAGTGCATATGCACAAGATCCTGACTCAATCATTTACTATGTACGAGATGATGGACAGTTGAATTGCTTAACCTACATTCCAGAACAAAAGGTGTATGGTTGGTCGCATTTCTTGACTAAAGGTAAATACAAATATGTTGAGAGTATAGCCGAGGGCGAACAAGACACAATCTATTTTGTGGTTGAACGCACTATTAATGGTGTTATTACTCAATGCATCGAATGTAGTAAACCTTTGTACGCAGATGATGGTTCAGATGTGTTCGTTGATTGTTTTATTAAGAAAACATTCAAAGAGAAAACAGACACAATCGAAGTACCTCATCTGATTGGTGAAAGTGTAGATATTGTTACAGGAACAAAACAGATGCCATCCATTGTAGTACCTGATAGCGGAATTATCAAATTAACTGACAAGGTAAATGATATTACTGTAGGCTTGCGATTTGTAACACGTATCAAGCTGCCTAGCATCGAGCAACAAATAAACGATGGAACATTACAATGTAGAATTGCTACTGTAACACGTTTAGCGTTGAGATTGTATCAATCGTTTGGTGGTAAAGTTGGTAGAACCTTTGACGAAATGGATAGCCTAACTTTGAAATACAATGAACTATATACTGGTGATGTTGCAATCGTGCTACCTAAAATTGCTATGACAATGAGTACAGATACATCAATCTGTATATTGCATGATAAACCATTCCCATTTAACTTGTTAGCGGTTACAAGAACCCTAGAAATAGGCGGTGGTTTGCCAAATGTTCACGGAATGTAATATTTGCCCCTCTAAGCACGTTTCGTTAATTCGTGAGTTATATATCAATTTACGTTCGATAGATGCCTTAGAGGTTAAATATATCAATCGAAAAAATTCAAACTATAGCGAAAATGACTTTGTGAACGATATTCTTGGGGAAGATTATCAAAGTCGAATTGTTATTGATAATGACAAGCCATTATGTGTGTATGGGGTATCAAACACATCATTAAATGGTATGCATTGCATTTACTTTTTGGGGAGTAAATATTTTGAACGTAGTTTGACATTGCAAAAGCAATTTATAAAAATTAGTAGAAATATCATTAGGGAATGGTTAAAAACTAGGGAAGTACTTTTTAATTATATACACAAAGAAAATCACCGCACCATTAGATGGCTAAAGTCATTAGGTGCGGTTATTCATTACGATATTAACGATGGGGATATGGTTTTATTCACATTGAGAAAGGGGGATGCGAATGTGTAACCCTATTGCATTAACCGCAGCAAGTATGGTTGGTACATTATTTACACAACACCAACAAGGTAAGGCGCAAGCTGCAATGTACAACCAGCAAGCAAGGGTGGCAGAGGCGAACGCACGTATTAGTGATCGCAAGCAAGAACAGATTGCAGACCAAGCCTTGCAAGAACGAGATAAAATGTCCGATAAGATGCGACTTATACAAGGGCAGAATACGGCAGAAACTGGTGCAAGTGGCTTGATGATGGCTGGTACACCATTACAGTTAATGGCTAGTAGCTATGACGAATACAACAAGGATATTCAAAATTGGGAAACTAACAAGAATAACAGTATCTATAATGAATATCTTAATGGCATGAACTACCGCAACGAGGCAAGCACCGCACGAGCAGCTGCAAGCAACGCTAAGAAACAAACTAGAATGGCGATGCTAGGTACGATATTGAGTGGTGCATCTAGTATCTATGGTTTAAAAGGTCAATATGCAAGTAAGAGTGCTGGTACTGGTACTAATTACTACACACCAGCTAGTGATGCACTAGAGGCTGCTGGTATGCCTAAAATGAAATTCGTAACCAAAGGTACTATCAGAAATAATAGGTGGGGTATCTAATGAAGTTAATAGGCTATGATGGCAATCAACGCTTAAACACAATTAATGGCGGTGTACAAGCTAATGTAAATGAAATGGCTTATGGTGGTAACACACAAGGCATGGATAACCTCACAAAAGCCATTGGTGATTTAGGCAACACAATGTTGACTATACAAAAGCAAAAGGAAATGACCGATGTTGTAAATGCAACGAATGAATATAATGCCATGATGAATGATTGGCTATATAACCCTGATAATGGTGCTATGAACCGAAAGGGCGAAAACGCTTTGACAATTCCGCTTGATTATCAGAACCAAGAGAAACGAGCAAGGCAGGTTATAGCTGAAAAGTATGGCTTTAAATTCAATGATGCGGTCAATGCTTTTAATAAAGTTGTAGATAATGATATGACTAATACTACAAACACAATCAATAAGTTTGTACGAGGTCAATTTGAAGATAGTGCTATGAAAGCGCTAGATATGAATGTGCAAAACATATCTAATAATGCGGTGGTAAATGCAAGCCCTGATGCATTCGATGATGCCATGAAACAAGTAAGCGGTAGTGTAGCAGCACAATTATCTAACCTTGGTTATGATGATAACACTATACGTTTACAAGTTAAGAAAGCGCAACAAAACATTGCTACAACAATGATTGAAAAGAAAATGGCTGATGATGATTTAGATGGTGCTAATAAGGTTATCAATCAAGCTGCCATGTCAGGTTTAATCGATGAAGAAAAAATCATGGGTTATCGTCAAAAGGTGCGTAATGCATCAATGGTATTAGCTACATCAGATGATAGCAAGATTGATAGTATCATTGGCGAGTTTGACCCTAATGACCCTGACTTATTAACCAAAGTTACAGATAAATTGTTTAATGGTGGTTTTGGTAAAGTCGCTGGTGCTAGTGGCGGTGGAAATGCAAGCGTTCAAGACCTCATGGCTGCAGTTATGGGGCAAGAAAGTAGTGGTGATGCTGGAGCGGTTAATGGCAGAACTGGTGCGTATGGACTATTCCAAATATTGCCTAGTAACTGGCCTGAATGGAGTGAACAAGCTGGTATAGCTGGTGCGGACATGACAGACCCTGAGGCACAAAAGAAAGTTGCTGCATATAAACTTGGTGAATATGCCAAAGAGTATGGTGTTGAGGGTGCATTTGCTGCTTGGTATGCTGGGCCCGGTAATGGTGCTAGGTGGAGAGATGGTGCGCCTGATGCTATTGATGGTGATGGCAACCATTATTCATGGGATGCACCACAAGGCAATGGTGATGAGCCTAGTGTTCGTCAATATATACAAGAAGTTAAAGCAAAATTATTTGGTGGTGAAAAAGCTAGGGAAGAAACACCAGCAGAGGCACAAAAGCGAAAAGATATGATCCAACGTAACGTGGCAACACGTTTACAGGTCATGGCTAAACGTAAAGCACAAATTCTTGAAAACCAAAAAGTAGAGATTGAACAACGTGTAGCAGCAGCGGTTAAGAATGGTGCAACTGATGTTGAAGTATTGAAGATGCGACAAGACTACGCAGAAACGCATCCTGAATATCAAAGAGCGATGCAAGGTCAACTAAACCAAGCACAAATATCTGTAAACAAAGCAGCTGCAAAAGCATTACAAGCTAAATCAGTAAATGTATTAGCGGTTAAGGCTGCAATCGCTAATGGACAATTCAAGTCTATGGGCGATTTAAATAGTTACCTAGGAGAAATGGGTGTGTATTTTACCGCTCCACAACTGGCGGATATTAACCATGAATTTGATGAATATTCAAATGGTACTGGGAAGTATTCCCCTGATATGGCTGGAATGAAAAGTAGCATAGAAAACTTAGCTGGTAGAAAAATAGATGGTGTTGAATGGCAAGGGGTATCAACTGCAGTTTATCCTAAAGTACAAGAGTTTAGGGAGAAAAACGGATATGACCCATCGCCAGCACAAATGGCACAATGGGGTGCTGATGCGGTAGCAGAACAAACAATCGCATCAACTGAAACTGGTAAATATTGGGGTGTAGGTAAGTTAGCAAATGCCTTTGGTGGTAAAGGCGCTGCAATATCTTACACGAACGCACAATTAGCATCACAAGGAATGTATGGTCTATATAACACAACTGGTGCAGATGGGCAGCCGTACTATGTGTACAAAGATGCTAAAGGTGAGGAATACACCATTACACCAGCAGAATTAGCTGAAAGGTTAGGACAATAATGAGTGATTATAAGATTACACCTGAACAAGCAACAAATGGTACGTTTAGTGTTAGATCACACGCAAACGTAAGATTTGAGGGCGGTGTTCAACAACAAGTAACAGACAATTCATATGGTAAAGCTATTAGCAATGCAGCTAGTGGTGTAAGTGATTGGCTAACAAAAGACCCATCAACCGCTACTGTTGATATGAATGCTATGAACGCATTAACACAAACTGATGTTACACCGCAACAAAGCGAAAACTTTGTAAATAAAGCTGGTGAAATCTTACAACCTGTAATGCATCGTGCAGAGCAAATCTATTTGTGGAATAAAGCAGACTGGGCGCAATCAGCATATGATAGTGGTGAGGCACTAGGTATTAGTCCTGACCTTATCATGGCGAGCGGTCAAGATGGTATCAGACGAGCAGAGGCAGCAGCAGCACAAATCAATCGAGGTAAAACTCTTAATGAAGTATACGAGTTGTACCCTGAATTAGTTGGTATTAATTATAAAAACTCCGCAGAGGCTATCACAACTTTACAAAACCTACAATCTGTAAAAGATACATATGGTGTATGGGATAGCATCCAACAAAGCACATGGGCGATTAACGACCAAATCAAACTTGGTAAAGTTGGTATGGAACTATCGACCGCTACCGACCCTAAACGTATTCAAGAACTTAACTATGAAGTAGAACGATTACAATCTAATCTATCTAAATATCGTAAGGCGGATGAGTACGATGTATTGGAAACAGTAGCTGGTGCAACTGCTAGTCAAGCATATATGATGGCTGCACAAGCTATCATGGGTTCTAATCGTGCTGCAGAGGGTATGGCATTAGGTGCAGCGGCTGGTGCTATTGCTACTGCTCCAGCTGGTGGTGCTGGTGCTATTCCAGCTGCATTAGCTGGTTTGAGTACTGGTGTTCAAGTTGGTATGGCTGAACAGATGTATCAAATGTCTTTTGGTAACAAATACCTTGAACTTATTCAAAAACGAGATGCAAACGGTAATCAAGTATATTCTAATGAAGAGGCTAGAAAGTATGCTATGTCATACGCTGCTATTGATGCTGGTATCGAATTTGTAGCAACTAAAGCTATCGGTAAAAGCATAACTAATGTTGCACCTAAATCAGCGTTAGCAAAAGTAATTACAAATGGCACAACAGATGTTACAGCTACCTTTGATAGGGGCATTGGTACAACTGTTGCACAGATGGCTAAAAACTCTATTAAAGCTGGTGTACCTGAACTCTTTGAAGAGGGCTTGCAAGATGTAAACGAAAAGGTACAACACAACCTAACACGCAAGGATAATGACCTAGAG